TAAATAAAATTAAAATCGACTTTAAATGGCTACAAATCAATTCGTTGCTAGAAATGGTATAGTTTCACTTAGCGATCTGCAGGTAACAGGTTCAGTGTATGTGTCTGGAGCAATAAGTGCTAACTTAGCAAACCAATCACAATCCTATTTTGTAGCCTATAACGTAGGTACAGGACAGTTTACTTACGAATCTACAAGTTCGTTGGTATCTACAACATCTTCATTCGCTACTTCAGCTTCTTATGCAGTGAGTTCGTCTTACGCAGTAAGCTCTTCGTACGGAGTAAGTGCTTCTTACGCTTCAAACGCTACATCTGCTTCTTATGCATTGAGTAGTTCATATGCAGTAAGTTCATCTTATGGAGTAAGTGCTTCTTATGCATCAAATGCTACATCAGCTTCGTACGCTTTAAGTAGCTCGTACGCTGTTAGTTCATCGTATGCGGTATCTGCCTCTTACGCAACGTCTTCTACTTCTGCTTCTTATGCCTTAAGTGCTACATCGGCTTCGTATGCTTTGAGTTCTTCTTATGCAGTATCTGCCTCTTATGCAACGTCTTCTATTTCTGCTTCTTATGCCTTAAGTTCATCCTACGCAGTAAGTGCTTCTCACGCAGTGATTGCTGATACAGCTTCTTATGCTACCAATTTTACTATAAACAACTCACTAACAGCAACCGGTTCTAGTAACTTCACTGGTAGTGTACAGGTAACTGGCTCTTTAAGTGTAGGAGGTGTCAATGTAGTTAGCGGTAGTTCTATAGTTACAGGTAGTATGTTAGTTACAGGTTCTACAGTACTAACAGGTGGTGATGTTTACGCAAACATAATCATGGGTACTAAGAACGCTTTAATAGTGTCGGGTTCTACTAGTGTTAGTGGTAGCGTTGGAATAACCGGATCTTTATATGTGTCAGGTACCATGTATGGTACAGCCTCTATTGCACAAACTGCTTCTTTTGCAGTAAGTGCATCTTATGCATCAACAGCTTCATTTGCAACTAACTTTACTGCTTCAAACATAGTTGTAACTGGTACATTAACAGCTCAGACTATTAACGTACAAACAATTACATCTTCCCAAGATTATATCACAGGATCTAGTGTTAATGGTAGCTTACTAACCAACACACATCAATTTACTGGTAGTGTACTCATAACAGGATCTTTAGCAGCCACTTTACCAAACGTTTCTTCAAACTATGTTGTAGCTTATAACCCATCAACAAACCAACTTAGCTACGAATCTACAAGTTCACTTTCAGCCACTTCAGCATCTTATGCTTTAAGTGCTTCATATGCAGTAAGTAGTTCTTATGCAGTAAGTGCATCTTATGCATCAAATGCTACATCTGCTTCTTATGCATTGAGCAGTTCGTACGCAGTAAGTTCATCTTATGCAGTAAGTTCTTCTTATGCAGCAAGTGCAACAAGTGCTTCTTATGCTTTAAGTGCTTCATACGCAGTAAGTTCTTCTTACGGAGTAAGTTCATCTTATGCAGTATCTGCTTCATACAGTAGCACTTCAACAAGTGCCTCTTATGCAGTAAGTAGTTCTTATTCAAATAGTTCTACAAGTGCGTCTTACGCTTTAAGTAGCTCTTATGCAACAACAGCATCATACGGAAATGCAACTGCAGTAGTAGGATTTGGATTAGGAGGTAGTTCGGTTTACTATTCAACTGTAGGTTCTTCAATAGTAGGTTCAAATAACTTGTTTACTATAAGTACAGGATCATTTACAGCTGCTACATTCCAATATACAGCTTTTAATGGTACAAACTCAAGAGCAGGTCAAGTGATTGTTTCTTGGAACAACGGTAATACCCAATATACTGATTTCTCAACGCTAGATAATGGTTCAACAACAGCAGTAACAATGTCTGCAACTATTACATCAGCTCAAGTATTACTAAATGCACAAACAAACACAAGTGGTTGGACTATTAAAAGTACAGGTATGTTGATGTAATACGGGATTAACAGTAATAATAACAGAAAATTGGGATGGATATTTATCGGCTGTTAATATTTACGACAGTGCTTTTAGTCAATTTAGCTACACTTCAACATGGAGTGTAACTAAATTGATATTTGGATTATAAAATTTAAAAATATGTATCAAGTACAAATGCAATACCTACCGGGCAACAATATGATTTGGGTAGCACAACTTACTCCTGACGATCCAATCTACAATTATGATACAGAAGCTGAGGCCCAAGCCAAAGCAGATGAGCTCCAAGCAGCAGATTCTACTGGAAGACAGTACAGAGTTGTTCAATTGTAGACTATTTATATGTAAATAAACCCTCGCTTTGGGGACAGTGAACCAAAGTACAACATAAATGGCAGTTAATCAATTTGTAGCCAGAAATGGTATAATCTCTTTAAGCAATACTCAAACAACAGGATCCGCGTTTATTTCATGTAATTTGGCTGTAGGTTCAGGGGCAGTAGCTTCTGGTACCTATTCTTCAGTAGCTGGTGGATGTAGTAACTGCGCAAATGGTAACTACTCGTTTATAGGTGGTGGTTGTACCAACACTGCATCAGGTGCTTGTTCGACAGTAGCAGGTGGAGCTAGTAATTTAGCATCAGGCACATGGGCGATAATTGGTGGTGGGTACGCTAATCAGAGTGTAGCTTCTATGGCAGGGACATTTAGTGGTCAGTATAATAGTTCTTGTGCAAATTATTCATATGTAGGTGGGGGGTATCTTAATACTACTTGTGGAAATTATTCATCGGCACTTGGTGGTAGAGGGAACACAGTATCAGGTGCTTATAGTAGTGCAGTAGGTTGTGGTCTAACTGCATCCGTAGCTTGTACATTCTACGCTAATAATATTTGTGCTTGCTCTAACATCTTTGATGCAGGCATCACTTCAGGTTGTGCTGTATGTGTATCAACAGGAGGTCAATTAGTAGGTTATACAGCAGGTGTAAGTCCAATGATTGCAGATGCAGGTACTTGTTCAATAAGAGGAAACGGTTGCGGTAACTCAGCTTCAGGCAACTGTACATTTGTAGGTGGTGGTGTTTGTAACACTGCGTCCTCACAATACGCTTTTGTAGGAGGTGGCTCTTGCAACTCAGCATCTTGTCCATTTTCTTCTGTTTTAACTGGGTGCAAAAATTGTGCGTGCGGTAATGTAAGTTCCGTATTAGGTGGGCAATGTAATACAATTAGTGGTGGTTATTCATCTATTGTAGGAGGTATTTGTAATCAAGTATCAAATTCTACTATTGTTAACTGCAGCATTCCCGGATATCTATGCGTAACATCATCAGCTTCTGGATATTCTGGGTTTATATGTATAAGTTCTCAAGACTTTGCTAGTTGCTTTAAGGCTGGGAGCCAATATATTTATTGCTATTGTGGTATAGCAAGTCCACCTGCTATTACTCCGAACGGTTGTTTAACTTTCACATCACTCTGTACTACTAGTTTTGGCGTTACTTGTATTAATGTTTGTAATGTACAATCATATACTTTTCGTACTTGTTGTTCTGTTCCAAGTTGCATATCATGTGGTGCAATGATAAATCAATCTGTTTACGCTGGTAGTTATGCCTTTGTAGGAAATGGATGTTATAATATAAATGGAGGTCAATATTCTGGAATTGGTGCTGGGAGTAATAATTTAATGCAAAGTAATAGTGGTAATTCTTTTATAGCTGCTGGTGGATCTAATGTAATAAATAATATTTATTCATTTATAGGTGCTGGTACATCTAATCGTATTTGCGGTAGTGCCTCAGCTATAGTATCAGGGTACAATAATTGTGTAAGTACTACTTCTTACGCATCTATTGTAGGTGGATTTTTTAATTTAGTAAGTAATACTTATACATTTATAGGAGGAGGTTATACTAATTGTGCAACAGGTCTATATTCAAGCATTCTCGGAGGTTTAGGCAACACAGCATCAGGTGCTTATAGTAGTGCGGTAGGTTGCTGTGTGAATAATGCTTGTGCTTGTACATTCATGTCTAATTGCTTGAGAGCTTGTAATTTAATTGGAACAACAGTTGCTTTATGTGTTGGTACAGACGGTATTATTGTAAGAGGTTCATCCGATTGCAGACTTAAAACACAAATTTGTCCTATCACATACGGTATAAACACTGTATCTCAGTTAAATCCTGTTAGCTTCTATTGGAACGATAGAGAAAAGGATGTTAGAGGTTGCAACAAACAGATTGGCTTTATTGCTCAAGAAGTAGAACCAATTATTCCTGAAGCAGTAGGTCAAAGAGTAGACAACGGTGAGTATTCCTTAAGTCCAGATAAGATTATTCCAGTACTAACAAAAGCTATTCAAGAACTAAAAGCAGAAAACGATGCTTTATTAGCTAGGGTAATTGCAATAGAAGGAATCTTAGCTAAAAACAATATTTCATAGTTATTTTCAAACTATTTATAATCATATAAAACAAATAAATCATGATTTTCGCACAAATTAGTCCTGCAGCTTCAATTGTTAATCAAGCAGATCCTTTCCACACAACAACTGTGAATGCCTCTTACATGAGTGCTATTGCACGTCCTTACTATTTAGGAGCAGATTTAGTTAACTTCCAAGTTACTTATGGTAATTGTACTTTTGATGAGAGTGGTAGTGTAACTAACTTCCAAACAGTATTTAACGGTAACTGTACTCTATCAGGTTCAGCAATTACAAGTTGGGGAATAGACGATTCTGTTATTTTAAACGAAATTGCAGTACAACAAGGAACTACAATTGTAGCTGTTGTATCTGGTAGTAATTTTAACTACTAGAAAAAGTTGGTTATCTAAATTAGTTTACGTAAATTTAAGTTATGAATATAGTATTCCAAATTAATGGAGGTATTGGCAAATGTGTTATGGCTACCGCTGTATGCGAAGCTATCAAAAAGCAATACCCAGACAGCAAATTAATAGTAGTATCAGGATACGCTGATGTATTTTTAAATAATCCTTTTGTAGACCGGGCCTTCAACTATGGAGGCTTTAGCTATTTTTACGAAGAGTACATTGAAAATAAAGAATTTAAGATCTTAGCTCACGATCCCTATCTTCAAACAGAGCATGTAATGCAAAATGAACACCTAATTAAAACATGGTGTGAAATGTTTGGCATTACCTATAATGGTGAACAACCAAAAATATACTTAACAGATAGAGAAAGTAAGTTCTTTGAACACAAATTCACTTCGGATAGACCTATCTTACTTTTACAAACAAATGGTGGCGCTCAAACAGATATGAAGTATTCTTGGGCTAGAGACATTCCGTTTAAAGTAGCTAATGAAATAGTACAAACCTACAAGTCAGAATATAATGTAGTTCATATTAGAAGGGAAGATCAAGTTAATTTTGAAGGTACTTTTCCTGTAACTGATAGCTTTAGAGCGATTTGTGTATTAATCTCAATGTCTACTAAACGCTTGTTTATGGATAGCTTTGCTCAACACGTAGCTGCAGGTATGAACCTACCTTCAACAGTGTTATGGGTAGCAAATAAACCAGAAGTATTCGGTTATAATATCCACACTAACATTAATGCAAATCCGTTCACAGCAAATCCAGAATTACGAAATGCTTATTTAGGCAAATTTAATATCGGTGGTGATTTGATTGAATTTCCTTATCTTAGTGAAGACGACATCTTCAATGTAAACGACGTAATAACATCTATAAACAACCAAAAATAAGTTATGGAACAATTGTTCTTTCAATCCTCTCTTCCAAGAGCAGGTAGCACACTATTACAAAACATCCTAGCTCAGAATCCAGACATCTACGCAACACCAACATCAGGTGTATTAGAGTTGATATTTGCAGCAAGGGGTAATTATACAAGTAGTCCTGAATTTCTAGCTCAAGATTCTGAGCTAATGAAAACAGGATGGCAAGCATTTGCTAAAGGTGGCATGGACGCCTTCTACAATGCTATTACAGATAAAAAGTATGTAGTAGATAAATCAAGAGGTTGGGGTATTCACTACGATTTCTTAAAGTTTGTAAGACAGGAAGAGCCAAAAATTATCTGTATGGTAAGAGATCCTAGAGATATTTTTGCTTCCATGGAAAATAACTTTAGAAAGCATCCTGATAAACAGTCTGACATCTTGGATTGGTCTAAAGGTCAAGGTACCACAGTACCAAAACGTATTGATATATGGGCTCAAAACCCTCCTGTAGGATTAGCATTTGAAAGATTAAGTGAAATATTTAGAATGGGTCTTGATAGCAAGATACTATTTGTAAGGTTTGAAGATCTATGCCTATATCCAGATACAGAAATGCAAAGAATCTACCAATACCTAAACATTCCCTTCTTCAAGCATGATTTCGATAATATTCAGCAAGTAACTAAGGAAGATGATGAGGTGTACGGAGCATTTGGTGATCATGCTATTAGAACTAAATTAGAGCCGGTAAGAAGCAACGCAAAAGCATTACTTGGTAAAGATGTCACAGACTGGATTTACACCAATTACGCCTGGTTTTATCAACAATTTAAGTATACAAAATGATAACAGTATTATTTGGTCAACCTTGCAGTGGAAAGTCAACCTTAGCAGTTAAACTGCAAGCCGATTTCTATATAGATGGAGATCATTTAAGATTAATGTTTAAAAACAATGATTATAGCAGAGAAGGACGTGTTAAAAACCTCAATCGAGCAAGCGATATTGCTACCTACCTACATTACAATGGTAACGATGTGGTTTTATCTTTGGTTTACCCGTACAAAGAAGCAAGAGACTATTTAAATAGTTTGAGTCCTAATGTAAAATGGGTATATTTAACGTATCAGTTAGATAGAGGTAGAGAAGCTTTCCACGTAAAGGATTTTGATTATCCTGAAGAAGGTGCTGCTTTACATCTAAACACAGAGTGGATGACTGAAGAAGAGTGTATTAAAGAAATAAAAAGTTATATCAACAAATGAAAAAATATCTAGCACAGGCAGCTTTTGGATCATCTAATAGTGATGTTAAGTATTCAATGTTTATTGGGAGGTGGCAAGTTTGGCACGAAGGGCATAGGTGGTTAATTGACCAACGTTTAAACGAAGGAAAACGTGTGCTATTGTGCATTAGAGATGTAGAACCTGATGAAAGGAATCCTTGGACTGCTCAAGAAGTATTAAAAAACCTATCTACTGAACTTATCGATCTTGTTGAACAAAAGGTATTAAAGATTATTATCATACCCGATATTGAATCGATAAACATAGGTAGAGGTGTAGGATACGATGTAATAGAACACATACCGCCAGAAGAAATACGTGATATATCAGCAACTAAGCTAAGAGAACAAATGAAGGCGGAGGGTAAATTATGATAGTACAAGCAAAGAGGCATCTAGCCAAGACAATTAGTTATAGAATGGTAAGCACTACAGTTGGATTTTTTATTACTTGGTATCTAACAAACAACATTGAGTTTGGACTTACATTCAGCGTGTTAGAGTTGATTATAAAGCCTGCTATTTATTATCTACATGAAAGATTTTGGTATAGGTGGATTAAGTACGGGTTGAAAAAGTAACCAAGTTTCTTTTTGGTAAAAGTTAGACTATTTATATATACATTAAAACAAAACATATGTTTGGAGCTATTTTTATTATCCTTATTGTATTAGTAGTAATTACTATTCTAGTAGTAGGTGTACAGAAAAACAAAAAAGCATTGACTATTTCTAACTTAGAAGCAGAAGCTAAAAACGAAGTAAAAGAAGTAGAAGCTAAAATTCAAGAAAAAATTCAAGCAGTGGAAACTAAAGTTGAAACTATGGCAGCTAACAAAGTAAAAGTTGCTAAAGACGAAGTTAAAGCTGAAGTAAGTAAGATAAAAAACAAAGTTACAAAAAAATAAAAAACATGGCACAATTAACAGACCAAGAGTTACAAGACTTTCAAGCATTTAGACAAGAAGCAAGCAAAATTGCAATCTCATTAGGAGAAATTCATTACCAAAGAACTTTAATTGATCTAGAAATAGACAAATTAAAAGCTGCAGTTCAAGCAAATGCATCTGCTCAACAAGAGTATATGAAACAACTAGGTGATAAGTACGGAGATGGTTCAATTAATGTACAAACAGGTGAAATTACTCTTTTGGAAACTAACTAAAAGAGTACTTTATAATAAATTAGGTTTTGCCAATCTCAACAGCTATTTATTAGTAGAAATAAAATCATAAAATGGCAGAAGCATTAATTTCACCCGGTGTTTTCCTCGTTGAAAACAACCTTTCTCAAACCACATCAGGTCCAATCACAGTAGGTGCCGCTTTAGTAGGTCCAACTGTTATTGGTAGGCAGAATACACCAACGTTAGTAACTACATATTCTCAATTTACTGCTAAATTTGGTACAACCTTTATATCTGGTGGTACAACTCAAGAATATTTAACTTCTCAAGCTGCATATAACTACTTCCAACAAGGAGGTACTTCTTTGTTAGTTACAAGAGTAGCAAGTGGTTCTTATACTCCAGCAGTAGCAAGCGCTCCTAACTATATAGGTGCAACTGCTTCTTTAGCAATTGCTAGTACTTCTAACTTTGCCGATCATTCCCACATTCAAATAAGTGGTTCAGTATCAGGTACATTTAATTTCATTAGTGTTATTCCTGCTACACCGGACAATCCAGCTATTAGTCAATACTACGTTGTAACAGGATCTACTCAAGCAGCTACTGTAGCTAACTTAGCACAGAAAGTTAATTCATATTCTGGTAGCTTTGATTTACAAGCTTCTGCAAACGGAACAACTTTTACTTTGTATTCTGATATACCAGGTATTGGTGGAAACAGTTTTAGCTATGTAAGTGCATCTACACCTCAATCTCTTGTAGGTGGTGTTGATCCAACTTTCGCTTTTGAACTTGAAACATTATCTGTAGGTACAGTAATGAGTAACAACCAAGGTGCTGCTGAAGGTGAAACTGCAAATGGTTTATTGCCATCTGGTTCTTCTTCTAACGTAAGATGGATGGTTACTGGAGCTAATACAGGTTCAGGTCAATTTACTCTTATTATTAGACAAGGTAACGATTATACAGGTAACCAATCAGTATTGGAAACTTGGGCAAACGTTTCTTTAGATCCTAATCAAAATAACTACATTGAATATGTAATTGGTGATCAAGTTCAAACTATTCTTTATGATGAAGATGGTCTAGCTTACTTACAAGTAAGTGGTAGCTATCCTAACCAATCACAATATGTGAGAGTTAAGAATGTATTTACTCCAACTCCTACTTATTTAAACCCACAAGGTAAACCTTATTCACAATACACATCCTCTATTCCTGTAAACGGAAGTGGATCTTACAATGGTTCATTTAGCGGTTCTACAGGTCCTTTATACGGTTGTTTTGGACCTACTGATGCAGCTCCTTTAAATTTATTTGAACAGATTCCTGCGCTTAATTCAGTGACTACTGATCCAACAACTAATATTCAAGGTGTATTTGCAAGTGATTATGATACGGCTATTAATTTATTAGCTAATACAGATGCTTACAAGTATAATTCAATTTATGCACCAGGTTTAACTTTCCAAAACGGACCAGAACAAGTTAGTGCTTTATTATCTGTAGTACAGAATCGTGGTGATGCTATTGCAGTGGTTGATATGACTTCATATAACCAAACAATTGGCACAGCAACAAGTTTAGCACAATCATTTAGTAACACATATGGTGCAACCTACTATCCTTGGGTTCAAACAAGATCAACTGAGACAGGTAGATTACATTTCGTACCACCTTCTACAGTTATCCCAGGTGTTTATGAGTATACTGACACTGTAGCAGCTCCTTGGTTTGCACCAGCTGGTTTAAATAGAGGTGGTTTACCAACAGTAATCCAACCTGAAGTTAGACTAACTGTAAATCAAAGAAATACTTTATACAGTGCTAATGTAAACCCAATTGCAGTATTCCCAGGACAGGGTGTAGTAGTATATGGTCAGAAGACTTTAACTTCACAAAGTTCTGCATTGAATAGAGTAAATGTAAGACGTTTGTTAATTGCGCTTAAAAGCTACATTGGACAGATTGCTCAAACATTAGTATTTGAACAAAACACTACTGTAACTAGAAATAAATTCTTGAATCAAGTAAATCCTTACTTAGATTACGTTCAACAACAACAAGGTTTATATGCTTATAGAGTTGTAATGGATACAACAAACAATACTCCAGATGTAATTGATAGAAACTTGTTAGTAGGTGATATTTACTTACAGCCAACAATTACTGCGGAATTTATTCAATTAAACTTTAACATTGAGCCAACTGGAGTAACCTTCGGCGCATAAAATAAAAAATAAATGAAAAACAATACAAAAGTTAGATTACACTTATCTAAGAAATTATTTGAATCAATTACTAAGCAAGTTTTAGCTGAAGGTAAAATGACCAAGGAAGCATTAGGTGGATATACAGAAGTAAAAGAACCTAAAGCTAACAAAGCTGCTGAAAAGATGACCAACAAAATGAAACGAGAAGGTATGGATAAGGTGCCAACATCAACAACTAGTGTTCAAGACATGAACCTTGGACCCAATGGCGAGCCTGCCATTAAAGGACTAAGAGAGAAGATGTCATCTAAACAAAAAATGGCAAAAGGCATGTATAAAGAAGATATGGATGATCAAGTAAAAATTACTTTAGATGAGTATACTGGTTCTCCAATCGAATACGAAATAGGACAATGGGCAATGAAGGCGTATCCTGCCATTGCTAAAGCTCTAACAAGTGGCAATACAAGTGGTGATGCAGGTCAAGCAATAGCTGATCTAGGTGGTACTATTGTTACTTTAGCAACTGTAGGTACTGTAATGACTGGTATTGGATTAGGAATAGCTAAGGATTCTATTAAAGCAGCAGCTAAAAAATTAGTTAGTGCCGTTAAGGGTAAGGGTGGAATAAAAGAAGATGAGGCTATGGGAGTTGATCCTGAATTACAAAAAATTGTTGGTGAATTACCACAAGATGTTAAAGCTAAAATAGCTCAACATTAATTAAAAAGTTCTGCTTCCTATATTTATTAAAAAAGAACAAAAATGCCAGTATTAGATCCAAATGAAATTATGTTTACCGCTTTTGAACCTACAGTTCAGAACCGATTCATAATGTATATAGATGGTATCCCTTCATTTATGATTAAGAGTGCAACTGCACCAAATATCAACTTAAATGAAGTTAAGATTGACCACATCAACGTTTACCGTAAGATTAAAGGTAAGGCAGAGTGGCAAGATATGACCTTAAACCTTTACAACCCAATCTCTCCTTCAGGCCAACAGGCTGTAATGGAGTGGATTCGTTTATCACATGAATCTGTAACAGGACGTGATGGTTATTCTGACTTTTATAAGAAGGATTTAAACTTATCAATCTTAGGTCCAGTAGGTGATATCGTAAGTGAGTGGATTATTAAAGGTGCATTCGTTAAAACATCTAATTTCGGTTCTTATGACTGGTCTAACCAAGACGCAATCACAATTGAA